AGCGATCTCTCCCGCTATGCCCGCGTAATCGTCAGGCAAGGAGTACCTGCGCTCCTACCGCCTTTAGTGCGGCGAGACAGATCGCAAGGGGCGCCGTCTCTTGGCGGCTTGATTCACCTCTAAATGATACCTCCGATCCCTCGTCGTGATGTCCCCAAGTATCTATATCGCTGATACCATTTACCCACCCAGCAAGTTCTGCCTCCCATCCATCGCCATCCTTTAGGGTGATGGANAATGTCATTTTGTGTACTCTAAATAACTTCTCCACCACCTGCCATGCGGACGCGATGTCCTCGGACGGATTAAAACCAGGCTCGTACTCTTCAGCTTCGATTTTTTCCATCCAATCGCCTTCAGCATTAGCCCACCAGGAGTAATCCTTATGCCATCCCATGACCTTCTCGGCCACCAACACGTCAATCTCTCGGTTCGTCATCATCCCCTCGTCAGCCATCAAAAAGCTTTGGCCCGAAGATTCTCCGCAATAGTTCCCGTTGTTCTGGCGTTATTTTCTGTTTGGCTTTATCAAAAAGATACAGCTCGCTGATGCCCTTGTGCGCTAGTATGCTGACATACTCGACGCATTCTTGCGGAGTAAGTTCAGGAATACCGTAGCTGAGAAGCCACTCAAATTGCCACTTCTCTAAGCCGACACATTCATCATTAACGCACAAGGCCCATCCGCCATCGGAGTAATACTGGACTAGGTATATTGACAAGTTCATCTTTATACCCCTCTCGGTTCGTCATCATCCCCTCGTTGGTGCTGGTATGCTGTCATACGCCGCTTGCTGCTCAGGATTCCCCGCCATGCTCCCGTTGATACCCATTGCCTGCCCCGATGGTGTAGCCTCTGCTGCTGGCGCTCCCACGGGCGCTGCAGGCTGTTGCATCCCCATCTCCTGCATGGCTAACATTATCACGCTCTTCATGTAGGTGTCACTCTTGAGGATCATGTCGATACCCGCCTGCACCCGCATAGCCCTTACATGCTCCGCGGGGTTCTCGTATCCCAACTCCTCCGCTGCTTCCTCCGGCGTGATGATGATATTGAGCTTCTTCAGCACACTTTCTTCCTTGAAGGCTTTATCTTCTTCGGTCGGCGGTGAGAAGTCCAGCAGCGCCATGCCCCCGTCGTCAATGTCGTCAGGCCCGATAGATGGGATAGTGCCGTCCCCACCCATTGCGGGCACTTCTTCCCGCAATTCATACTTGATGAGGTGCAGTAAGTCCACAATGACCGCTGCCATGAGCTGTCGTGCTGCCTGCTCCGCCGCCCTATAGACCGCCGAAGCCAGCGAATACCGGTTCCGCTGCCCACCTAACGTCTCACCTGGCGCTCGCTGACCCTCCATGAGGTCTGGCCCGAATACCTTTTCAAGCTGCCTGTCCACCATCTCAATCTGTTGAAGGATGCTGTTCGGTATCTTGATCTCAGGAAAAGGCACTACAGTAACATCACCCAGATCCACTGTTTCCCCAGGCTCATAGGTCATTTCCTGCTGAAGCTTTGCCCGTTCTTCAGGCGTCCCGTCCTTCAACCCCAACGGCTGAAAGGCACTCAGCCCAATGATGCGGCTCATCTGGTTCATCAAGACGATCTTCTCCGCAATCAGATGCCGCCCTTGGCTGATGATCCCCTGACCCTTGGTAACAAAATCCCCAGTTCGGTTGGTAGACCCAAACCCTCCAAAAGCCATCCGATGCAACGGCAGTCCGCTGGTGTTGACCTTCACGCCGTTTAGCCACCCATCACCATCCTTGTACAAAGGCTCACCGTCTATCCACTGCCCGATCCACTCGCATGAGACATACGTGACCCTGGTGCAGTCCTCCCCAGCCCCGCTCTGCTGCCGCGTGGCAAGCTCAGGGACAAGCCGCTCTGCCTCTCCCCGCTTGATCTTCTCTTCTCGGATATAGTCGTAGGGGATGGGATTGTGCGGATCAAAGAATACTACCGTGGGATGCACATTCTGCACCGTGAAGGGGAAGGCCCTCGCCCGCTTATTCTGCCACTGCCTGAAGGCCGCTTGGTCCTTCTTGCGGTCTGCCCTCGGCTCCTTCGCCCTTCTCGGATGGCTGTTCTTCACCCACCCAAACGGGGGGTCAGGCCACTGGTCATAGTTGACACTGTAGGTAACGCACCCTTCACCCAGCGCAATGAGCTTAATGACAAGTTCTCGCACCAGTCCATCGGGCGTGAAGGTGTCCATGACATAGGTTGCCGCCTTAATCCACCGCCCAACCTTCCGTTCCCGCTCTTTCCTAACCTGCTCCGAGGACTTCGACGGGTCTTTCGGGTCTCGGTACTCATAGCCATCTATGACGGGCAACCGCCACAAGCTATCTATGCTGGCCCCGTTATGCACCTGGTTGGCTCCTACCATCACCCCCAAGTACGGGATGGGGATATACCGCGTCGCCCACCCCTTCTTTGGCAGTCCCCGCAGCTTTGTCCTGATCTTCGCTACCGCCGCCTCAGACGTGCCCGCATCAAACCAGTCCTCACACTCCCCCTGCTCAGTGTGCATCGCAGCAAGAAGCGAACGACGCTCCTCAAGCTGGTCTTTCACCCAGGTAAAGTCAGGACGCGGTTGTTCAGTCATTATTACCACATCCCCCCCGTATAGCTCTTGCTGACGACGCTTTCATGGGGCATCGTCGTCAGGCTCGTCATACTCATGGCCCCATACCTCAACGCATCATACGGCTCATCCCGCATTACTGCATCAGCAGGGTAGTCCGTCACCACGTCCTCCGTCCGCTTAGGGTTTAGCTGTATCTGTCCCATCGTTGCAATGAGTCTAGGACAACTGTCCATAATCCGCAACCAGGGCACTCCATCAGGACGTTCCTTCAGCAATCGATGAATCGACATCTTCCCCGCCAGCCGATCATTGTTGGCAGGCTGCACATGCCACCCCGACTTCGCATACTGGTCAGCAATTGAAAGCTGGTACAACCCCTTCTCTTTCAGCGTCGTCACCTGCTCGTCGGTCAACTTGGCCCGTCCCTCTGCCCAGATCGAGGGATCAGCATAGGTCTGACTGATAGTCTCACCACCCTGCGCCAAGAGATTCTGTGTCGCGATCTCCTCCGGCGCCCAGTTCCTGGCCCACAGCTCCCGATAGACAATCGCTCCACCGGAAGGGTCAAGCGCCCACCAGATCGTATACATCGGAGCGTCATACCCCCAGTCATGCGAGGCTATCCGTCGCCAGGTCGGAGGTAACACCCTGTACGGTATGACGTGATACGGCTGTCCTTCCACCATTGGCTTGAAGTCTAGGAAGGCTTGCCCAATGAACACGTCCCACATGCCGTAGAGGTAGGCGCTACGATACGGTTCTGGCATACTGTCCAGCGTCGCAACGTATGACTGATCCACCACGCCCGCACGCACCGAGTCGAACACCGAAGCAGGTATGAATACCCGCTCCCTCGCAATGCTCATCTTGCCGCCATCGGGGGTGTCTACAACACTTGTATGCACGTATACTTGTTCACTTGCACACACGTCTATGAAATAGGACTTCACCCACACATGCCCAACGTCGCCAGGGTTAGCAGAACAGCGTACTCTTGGCTGGATAACAGTGCCTTCAGCAGAGACGGGCGGGTTATCGAGCGGGGTACGGCAAGCTCCCTTGATGTAGGCGTACTGCGTCTCAGTGAACTGCTCAAGCTGGTCAAAGCAGTTCTGTGCTATAATACCTGTATCAACTATGAAATGAGAGGCCAATGCCACAGTTAGATCAAAAACTTCCCCTACACCCGCTCGGACAATACAAGCCACCACGGGGCGGACATCCTCTACTCGGACTCGCTTCTCTCTCGTGTAGGGGTGGGCATAGTAACGCTGGTTATGTTCGAGAGTATTCCCCTGATCATCCCAATGCTGATTGCCAGGGCTTTGTCCTTCAACACCGTCTAGTTGCTGAGTGCTATCTAGGCCGCTTACTAACACGCTCTGAGCAAGTACATCACAAGAACAAAGATCGCCAAGATAACCGTTGGGAGAATCTTGAGGTGCTAGATCGGGCAAAACACCATGCTTTGCATCATCAGCCCATCCCCCTAACCGAGGCACGCGTGAAAGCTGCATTATCTGGCCGCTCCACATCACTGGCTGCGACTCTACTTGGTGTCCATCATCAGACTCTACGTAACCGGTTCGATCATTTGCTGACCAAACGAAGGACTGCTGGTCAGCCCTATCCCCGACACCTTGTCCAGCAGGTACGCGAGTTAGCCGAAGACCCAGTGGTTGGAATGAGAGCGGCTTCGTTGAAAGTTGAAATTTCGGTAATGACACTGATTCGTGTATGCCAGATGGAAGGGATTGCCTGGAAAGCAGCTCGTTCGGGGAGGCCCAAACTCCATTAGCCAGCATTATCCTGTGGCTAGCACTCACTGTAACTGTGCCATCTAGAGTACGTATTTCCGCTACAGGCTGAACACCCATTGCCCATGTTCTTGTGATAGCTCGTGGGCCTTCTAATGTAGCAACGTATTCTCCTACTGAAATATCCTCAATGGGCTTCCATCTCCCGTCACCCATTAGGACTGGGGTTCCTCGTAGAACACACAAGTCATCATACTGAGCACCCTGGTAGTGGAACTTGTCGTTCTCGTCGTGGCAGTGCCCAAACTCCTGGACGGAGCCATTGGGAAAGGTTACTGTGTGCTCGGTCTGGTTATACTTGACTGACTCACCAAGTATCTCCTGGATGCGATCCCAGGCGGCTCCCTGCTTCGTCAGCTCAGTAATCTCACGCCGGATGAACAACCCACGGGAGTGTGCATACTTGGCCCTGCGCCCTATGGCCCAGGTTAGGAGCACGTCCGTCTTCCCTCCGAACTTGGCTCCGCCGTATAAGACCTCGAACTCAGTACGCTCCAAGAACCGCATCTGCTTGGGCGTTGCCGTCCACTCAACGGTCTTACGGGCTTGGCTTGATACAGCTTGTGTCAAGTTATCGTCGCCTATCTCTATTACATACGACTTGATACAGCTTGTGTCAATGCGTTCCTACAGCGCATCCTTGGCCTTCTGCGTAATGTTGATCTGTACCGGTATGATGACCTGGCCAATACCCTGCGGGTTGTCCTTGTACTTCTCTGGCCGTGCTCCCTTCAGAGCCACGATGAGCAGTGTGTCAGAATACTCCTGCTCCGTGTCTATCATCTGCCCTCGATAGTAAATGCCCTTAGTCACACCCTTCACCGCGCGTCGGTGCATTTCCTCCTCAAGGGTGTCAGCGTAGACATGCTTGGCTATCTCTACTGCTTCAGCATAGTCAGGATCGCTTTTTAGCCAGTTGTAGTGGGTAGGCCAGGAGATTTTAGCGGCAGATACGGCAGCTCGAATTGTGCCCTTGAGTGAGAGCGCCTTAATAGCTGCGCTCTTCTTAGCATCTTTGATTGGTAACAGGAGATTAGCCATAACCCTCCTATATGGCGGTTTGGGACAGCGGAGCCGCCGCGCTGCTGGAGGT